TTAGCACTCTTCTCCGGCGTATACAAATCCTGTCTCTTCCCAAAATTTCATCGGAGAAATGTAGTAGTCGTACTGGCTACTCCCTTCTTTCTTGAATGCAACTCCGAATTTCAAAAATCCAAGGATGATGCCCTGACGTATAAACTGCTGGTCTTTCTTCATTACTCTTGCCGCAACCGCTACCGGAACATTTTCGCCAGTGAACTCCGGCACTTCCAAATATACCTTACTCTTATCCATTTGTCAATTAACTCCTTTCTTTCTGTGCGTCCGTCAGAGCCTTCACGATGTCCTCTGCTTTCTTTGGTCCAATTCCTTTCACACCCAGGAGCACATCTCGAACCTCACTCTCTGTTAATCCTTCCGCATCCTTCATTCCGTCTGCGTGGCCCGCCTTGTATAAATTCTGACAGAACTGGTCCATCTGCTGATGATCCATCTTCTTTACGTCTTTGTACGTCTTACGATTCAATGTGTACTTTCTCATTCTTACTCCTCCACTTCATCCAGGAATGTTGCCTGCAGGTCTGCCACGTGTGCCAATACTGCAAGCGGGTACATATTAAAAGCATTGCTCACGTTATATCCGCCGCCTTTGAACTCCACGTCTGAGAATCCCATGTGCCATCTGATTGCCATTGCTTCATCGGTCGTCAATCCCATAAAGCTCTTAATCAGATACACACTCTTTTCTCCGTGTCCGTATGGCATCTTATCATTCACCACATACGTCGGAACCGACTGCCACTGTCCGTCAATCTTTTTGTTTCTCATTTCCACATCGTAAAACTGTACCTTGCACAAATCATGCAACAATCCAACAACTGCAATCGTCTCTTCCTGTTCGCTTGTCAGTTCCTTTCCTTTACAGAACTCATTTGCAAACAGTACCCTCAGTCTTTCATACACAAGCACGCTATGTCTGCAGAGTCCTCCTTCAAATGCCGAATGGAATCTTGTCGATGCCGGTGCTGTGAAAAAATCATATTTTTCCAACCATTCAAGCAATCTCTCCGAACCCTTTCTATGGATCTTCTCCTTGTAAATCGTTACAAATCTCTCTTTAATATCGCTCATAATATCCTTCCTTTCTGCTCCTCTATACGAACGGCAACTCACTGTTTTCGTCTACATTCATAAATCCGCTGTCATTCTGCTGTGGTACTGGTGATGGCTGGTTGTTATATGTACCGCTACCCTCGGCGTTTTTGCTCTCGGCAAATTCCTGGTCCTCTGCCACAACGTCTGTCGTATATACACGCTGGCCTTCTTTATTTGTGTAACTTCCGGTCTGTATTCTACCGGTCAGCACAATCTTTGTCCCTTTATGCAGGTATCTCTCAACGAACTCTCCTGCCTTGCCGAACGCAACGCACTGGATGAAGTCTGCTGAGTTTTCCTGGCTTCTTCCTCTTCTATCTACCGCCAGGGTGTAGCGAGCTACTGCCGTAGCCTGCTCTCCCTGTGAATATCTAACCTCCGGATCACGTGTAAGGCGACCCATTAAAATTACCTTGTTCATCTACTCTGTCTCCTCTCTTTGCGCAACCAGCTGACCTTCAACATTGTAATCGTACCCCAAAACTTCTGTACCATTGATATAATCGCAAAATGCCTGGCACTCTTCCTTCGTCGTGAAGAATATGTTTCTCAAATTTTCTTCCTCAATTTCTTTGAAATCCTTATTGTGATCCACTACTACCTCCGCATATTCAGCATAGGTATCTTCGACAAAATATTCTTCTCCTCTGTCTCCTTTCGCCCTGTACCACGCTATGAACTCTCTGTTTCTCTCGCTTAATTCGTACAGCACACTCTCTTTTGGGTAATACACCTTCTTACTCACTCTGCAGCTGCACTCATCGTCCACGGTTTTCCCGGATGGCAATGCTACCTGGATTTTTCTGCTTTTGTCGCACTTATCGCATTTCTTTTTATACCGATAGTCCCAGCTTACCTCCCAAAGAGTAACCTTGAAATGTTCCATTAACTCTTTCAACCTGGCTTGCTTGGCTTTGCTTTCTGCATTCCGTATCGCCCTGTCGCACTCATCTTTCTTTTTCTCAAAGTCTTTCTTCACTGACTCGAAGTTTCTCTTAATACCCTGCAGTTCCTTATTCTCTTTACGCAGTTTCTCGATTTCATCGTTGATTTCCTTTTTTACCGATTCTCTAAGCTCATTCTTTAACTCTTCGATTTTCTCGTCAAATTCGCCTGGCTCAAAATAATCTCCATCATCCCAGCAACACATGATTTCTTACCTCCTCCACTTTTTCTATTTTCAACACATAGTATAATGTGCCGGGTTCTGCACCCCACTCAGGCTTGCCTTTTCCAAATTGCAGGGTGCATTTGCAAACAACTTCCGGCGAATCCTTCGAGTACCCATTTCTGAATACTACTAGTACCGGCCACGGCTTCCGGATTTCTTCCGGTGCTGCCTCTCCATATACCATCTGTCCGCCAACCAGGATAAAGCCGAAAGTGTTCATAAATCTGCTGTCATAGTACGGCTTGATTTCTCTGTACTCTTCTGTTTTTTCACCGGAAGCAATCATACCAAACCACTTCTTCTTGATTGGTAATATCAGCATTTATCTTCCTCCTTTATTATTTCAAAGCTATCCATTGGTACAAGCCTTGTTTTATTGCATCCATAGGCAACTATAGCGACTTTTATTTGCTCTTTTACATCTCTTCCTATGTAATCTTTTTCCGAGCCATCGTACCCATAATTTGTGTCGCAAAACAATTCTGCTTTTACCGCAATCATCTTCATACCTATAATAATTCCAACAAACTCCTTTTCTGACGGTTCGTAATATGTTTTCATAAAATCTCCACCGCCCCAATCTTCTGCCGGAACCTCCCTAAATCTGTCTTTCTCTTTTTTCTCTGAGTAATCTGTGTAGAAGTATGCAGGCTTTCCGTTTTCTGTTTCATCCCCAGTCAGAAGTGTTATACATTTTCCATCGTTAATTTTTCTCATGTATTTACTGCACTTCACTGTCTGAAACATATATTTATTACATCTTCTCAGCTTCAATTCCGGCACCTCCTGTCTCTCGCTGCAGACCGGAACATCATCAACAGCATTTCTGATACCGGCCTGCTTCTATCTTTTCTCTTTGCCTTCTTGATTGCTTTGAGGTTGTACCACTCACCGCTGTAGTTCGTTCCATCCGGAACATACACGCCTACCTGGTATGGGATTTCTTTCTTAATCCGCTCGTACACTTCTTCCGGCATCACGTAGTAATTGTAGTCTCCCAGGAAGTTATGACCGTTCTTCGAGTGAAAATCCTCTACCGAGGACTTAACCTCGTAGCAGTAGAAGTCTCCCTTCTCTATACCGGACACCGTATTGTTTACCGGCTTGAATTTCATAAAATCCACTCGCACCGCATTCGTGGTGGCGTAGTCGAAAGTCACTTCCCTGGCCCAGTAAATTCTCGGATCATTGTTCGGGCAGATGTGCCGCTGGATTGAGAGCGACAACATCGCCGTGATCTCAGGCCTGCTATTCATCTTCCTGCACCTCCTCCGTTGGTATTCCTGCGTAATTCAACGCCTGCTCATATGTCATGCCGTGATTTTTTATCTGCAGGCAGCCCTCACACATTCTCCTGTGCTTATCGTTATCGGATGTTCTCAACCGCTGCAATCTGTTCGGCACCGGCTCTAAGTGGCACCCGAAGCCACACACGCAACATCCGGTTCTCTGTTCTCCTGTAAAGTACCAGTTGCCTTTCTTGTCCTGGTATGGCGTTCCATACACGCTGCAGATCGGAATGCGCTGCTCTACCGCATACTGGATAACCTCATTCTTCGGCCAAAATCCCATAGGTTGGCTCTTTATTGTGTGACCGTCGTACACATTGCATCCCGTGTGGTTGTACTGGTTCTCTCTTCTGAAACTCTCGTCCTGCGTTATACCAATAAATGGCTGTCTGCCCGTCTCCTTGACATACCTCTTGAACGGTTCTTTTTTTAGTGCTTCACAGCAATACTCCGAAATGTCTGCAGGCATCCGTTCCGTGTCTGTCAAATACTGCCACTTCTTCGCCAGCATTCCGAATTTTCCTCTCTCATCTCCGTTGAGCAGGTAGTTTCTGTATTTCTCGCTGAGCTTTCCATGTCTCAGTTTTCTAATCTTTCCTGCTGTATCTTTGCTTGTAATCGGAAATCCCTTGTTTTCACACACCCACTTAAAACTATGTTTCGGTCGTAGCACCACCAGTTCAATATCAAGTTCCGGAAATTGCTCTTTGAGCCACTCTGTATATGTCTTAACAAACTCTCTGATTTCCGGAAATTCCGTACCGGTGTCCGCAAACACCAGGGGGATTTTACCTGTCAATTTGTATTTTCTGTACGCCTGGCACACTATGTACGCCAAGACTGTACTATCCAGTCCGCCGCTGAATGATATGTAAACCTCTCCGTACCAATAATTCCACCACTGATATACTCTTACCATAGAGAACGACGGCTTCAACTCATACGGCTGGTACTTCATGCTTTTGAAACTGTCCTTTGGAAATTTCAAATCTTCTTCCAGTAGGTACATCTCGTGTCTCCTTTCTATCTGCTGAGCATTTTCTCGATCAGCTGGTCGTATAACAGCTTATAGTCCGGACCACTCTTGGCTTCCCTCAGCTCGGCTTTGGTTCTGTCGAGTTCCGCCTGCAGATTATTCAAATGTTCTAATGTGTCCGTATCTAACTGCCCTGGCCCACACTTCATTCCTAACGAAACCGCCAGGGCGATATCCAAATCCTGCACTTCGCTTTCTGTCAGCTCCCCAATCCACTCTCCAATTCTTTCCTCTGAAACCGTGGAAATCTGCTCACACAAGAGTGTTGATGGTCTAAGCGCTGACTCAATATATACATGAGTCGGAAGGTCGGTCTTTGGTTTGGTCGTCATATATACCACTTCAACCGTGTTGCTGTTCGCATTGTTCTTATCGTTTGATACTATAACCGCTGGGCGCCCCCCCCCGCTGCTCACTTCCCTCTTCTCTGTAATTGCTTCTGACGTAGTAAATCTGTCCTCTCTTCATGCTACTTTGCACCTTCTTTCTTTACATATAAATCGCTGGTTCCTTCGACCACACCCTTCTCTTCGTCGTTAGGAAACTGGAAGCCGTACTGTTCAAGTATTCCGTAGAACGCCTTCACCTTCTCGCCTCTGACCGTGTTGTATGTGTAATTCCACTCAACCAAATCTGCGTCAGCGACCATTGCGGATACCAGGCAGAGAAGTTTCTGCAGCACGCTGAGTTCCTGCATTTTCTTACGTGCTGCTTCTTTTTCTTCTTCCGGCGCATTGTAAACCTCGCACCCAACAAAGAACTCAATCAGCTTGTTATGACCTGTGAATGTCTCCCAATCCATCATCTGCTCGAAAAGGTCCGCTTCAACCTGCTTTTCGTCTGTGACTTTTTTTATTCTTCCGGATAAAATGCCTTCAATAAACGCCTTCCTCGTATTGGCCGCTTCTTTCAGAATTGCCTTGATCTGCTTCTTATTTCGCATATTCTGCTTTTTGGCTTCCTCTTCCGGAGTAAGTACCTTCTTAACCTTCTTCGCTTTGCGGATTGCATACAGAGTTCCGTATCTTTCCAGGTAAAACATCGGTTCCCCATTATCCTTGAGCTTCATTGTCTTAGGCGGTTCTTTATCCAGGCTGTAGCTCTCCACGCGTTCCCACTTATCTGTGTAAAACTCACTGTCCGCTTCCTTCGGTGCTTTCTTCAACCCCAGCTTCTTCATTATTGCCACGTAGAGTTTCATATTCTCCTGGCGCTTCTGCTCATTCTGAGCATTGATTGCACGTCTTGCCAGGTCTCGGGAATCTGTAGACTCCTTCAAAATCTTATTCCTTGTCTTGATGTCCTTAATCTTTTCCAGCTCGTACATATCCGTAAGTGTCAGCTGGTAGCCGTCCTGTCGTTCCTTCTCCATCAATGTCTTGGAGTCCAGCTTCGCAATGTTTAAGCGGTGTCTAATGGTTTTCTTACTAAAACCGGTCTTTTCTGCAATCGTGTCCTCTGTCTCTCCCAGGTCAAGCATCATCTGAAATCCCTGTGCCTGTTCCCAAATTGTCAAATCGCCACGCTGCATATTTTCTTCCAGCATTGTCGATACCTGCTCTTTATGAGTCATTCCCCCCACAATTCTGCAAGGTGCTTCTGTAATTCCTGCCAGCTTTGCCGCCGCACTTCTTCTGTGGCCGATAATTGCAATGTACTCCCCCGGCTCTCCTTCTTTCGGAATGACTGTCAAGTTCTGCAGGATTCCATTCTTCTTGATGGATTCTGCCAGTTCGGTCAAATCTCCCAGGTCTTTTCTCGGGTTATCCGGATGTGGGTGTATATGTTCCAATCCAATATTCACAATTTCTTTAGCTTCCATGTCTTATCCTCCTAAATGCGTATTCTCCAATCCCTAATTTTCGTATTTGCGAGTTTTATAGGTAAAAAAATTCACCCTACTTCTTTTTGAAGCACTTTCAGTAACGGATGCCACGGTCTTGTGCCACGGATGCGTCCGATAATTTTCTTCAAATCGTACTGGGACTTCTCGATCTTGGCATACCCCTTGTACTTGCCTGCATTCCGCTCATTTACCTGTCTGTCGTGAAATCCGTCCGTAATCATAAATCTGTCCGGGCGTTCCTCATTCTCATTGAATGCCACGTAATGCTTGTTGCCGTGAGCATAATACCCAACAATAACCATATTGCCTACCTCCCTTCGTATCTATCGTGAATTGCTATCGGGTAGCTGATCCCTGTAATATCCTTAAATCTGCTGTCTGATGTATAGAGGAAATTGCCGCCCATCATGTACCAATGCTTTCTGCAGTATGCAGGCTTGCAGTTAACATACTCCCGCCCCATAATCTCACGCTTTTCGATATACACACACTGTCTGATGTCGTCCGGCTCAAAAGGTCCTTTCTGTGCTGCCAGGACATACAACTCTCTTTGGTATGAAGATATTCCGTCATTGGTACAATCGCCTAACGGGTTTCTATACACCTCTGCAGTCAAACAGCTTTCAACTTCATAATTGGAACGCATCCAATCCAGGACTTCGTCCTTGTGCTTGCACCCGCTCCATATCTCGCCCATAAATACCAGTTCATTGTCAAATTTCTGCACCACATACACATTGTCACCTTCCGGTATTACCGCCTGCAGCTGGATATATTCCTTCGTCTCCGGATCAAACGCTACTCGCTTCTCGCTTCTCTCCGCCTTCATAGAACCTTTTACCTTGTGAGTACTGATGAACTGATCTAGCTTCTTCTCTGCATATCCTTCCGGAATATCCTCTTCATTTACTGCCACGTCTCCGTGCTCCTGGACTCCGTATTTATTGGAAATCTCGCACCAGGTACCTTCCAGGTTCAGTACAAATCCTTTTTTCTCAATTCTCATGTTCTTCTGCCTCCTTTACTGCTCTTACTTCTGCAATTCTCACGTAGTCCGGGATGTGAAAACCATTTATGATATTCAACGCCTGCAACTCTGTCAGATTACACCTGGCCTGCAGCTCTTCCCGCAACTTTCTTCTTTCTCCAATGTCCTGCAGTCCGTTTGACGGCAGGAGCAACGCTCTGTCTCTGTATTCATTCGCTATGGCTCTTGTCAGAACTTCCACTAACTCACCCTTTCCACGTAGTCTACGCATCCAGAATCAACCTTTTCTTCCTTGCAGAACTCCGACCAGCACTCCTGCAGTTCTTCGAGATTCTGAACATCAAACTGTGTCTCGTCTCCATCATTGAAGCCGATATTATAGGTTCCTCTTCCGGATGCAACTACTCCTTTGCTCGCCGCTTCAATCGTCATACTACGTCACCTGCCTTTCTTAATGCACACTTGGTACATACCGCACCGTCAAGGTGTGATGCCTTAACAACTCCTGCATCCTCCGGTCTCTGCCAGCAGAACGTCCCGCATTCCGGACAATGCACCTTTTTCCAACCAGGCTTTCCCTCTGGTCTGTTTATTACCAGCGGCATACACAACCAGCCGCCTCGGTCTGTAGCCTTTCTTGGTTCTAACTTCATGTTCACTCTGCCTCCTCCATTTCTTCCAGCTCTCTGATAACTCTCTCTACCGCATATTTCCCATTATTGTTGAGCTGTCTCTGCCATGCGCCTACCGACGGTGCCCATCTGAACCCATTGCTTTTCAGAATATCTCTTACCTCCGGTTCCGGCTTCCCTTCAAAGAACAGTTGGATTCTCATAGCCTCCACATTCTCCTTGACCTTGAAAAACTTATTCTCGCTCTCCTGCGTTCCCTGGGACTTCGTTTTCTGCAGGCTCTTAATTCTTCCTTCAAATCTCCGGATATTGGCGTTATTGTTCGCCAGCATATAGTCCGGAAAACCGATTCTTCCGCAGAAGTCCGGTTCTCTCAGCTGGGCGATTTGCTCGTCTGTATATCCCATGTCATGCAGCATTGCATCGCCTTTTTCTTTGTCCTTCATGCGGATCGCTTTGTTGGCCTGCTTCATTCTCTCCTGATCCTCTCTCAATCCGTCAACCTTATCCTGCAGCTTCTCGATTGCATTCTCGTCATCAGACTTGATAACGTCCTTGCCATAAAAAATTGCCTCAATCTTTCCGAGGATTGCCTCAACCTCTTTGTAGTCCTCATGGTTCTTATCCCATGCCGCTACCTGCTTTTCCTTCTTTTTGACCGGGAAATTTCCTGCTCCGGAAATCATTACTGACGGACACATCATGCCGATCTGAATATCCTTGTTGATGTTCTGAGCCAATCGTCTCGAATATCTCTCGCAGAGTTTCGATACTCTCTCCTCTTCGGTTGGTCTTGCCTCGATTACCTTCTCTGCCAGCTCGTATGCCTTATCGACCTTTGCCTTGTAACCAGCGGTCTTGCTCCCGGTCTTATACTCGCTGAATGACATCATATCGTTTGCCGTCTTTGCTCCGGCCTCATTGATGCTGAAATACACTCTTTCCATTACGCCACCTCCAAATACTCACCGATTTTCTCAATATCCAGCTTTACTACCGGATATGTGCAGTAACCGCTTTTTACCATTCTGCCGGTGGCCTGCCCGAAACCGTGCTGCTTGATAAATTCCATCGCCCAAGGGCAATTATTCGTGTCGATCACTGTCTCATCCTCTGCAAGTCCGCTTCCTGTGATACATACCGTGATTCTTGCAATAGGTCCGTCCTCGTTGTTCCAAATCTCGATTGCCCTGCTGTTGTCTGCCTGGTATCTTGCCACTTGCAGGAAGCAGTTCTTGTAAACTGCCCATTCTGTCTTAACCTCTAATAATGCCATATTACTTCGTCTCCTTTCCTGTGATGATATCGAATGCCTCTTTGAGGATTGCCAGTTTTCTTTCTGCCTCGGTTGCTCTCTTGAGTAATTCCTCAATTTCTCCCGCAGCCTTATTTCTCATCAATCCCATCTGAGCATTCATGCCATTAAGAGCCAGTCCATCATCTGAAATCTGTTTTTTAAGTTCATTAATCTTGGTACAATACTGAGCATCCATTCTGTCGTAGTCGTTCTTCTCTTTTACAAGTTCTGCCTCGAGTTCCTCGATTCTTCTCGCACGGAGTCTCATCAGTCTCTGAACACCGCCCTGCTTTTTCCATGTCTTGCAGAACTCATCTTTGTCGATGTCGCATCCCATGTACTCTGCTTCAATTTCTCTGTATTCTGCCTCAGTCGGCTCAAACCCTGTTCTCTCGATAAACTCTGATTTCATCATATCCGTTACCCTCCTACGCCATCTCTAAAATTCTCTCTACATCCGATCTTTTCTGACGTATCATCAACATTGCTGTCACTTTGTCAATCTGACCGGAAGTGAGGCTTACGATGAAATCTGCCACCTGGTTGTGCATCTTGTACACTTCCTGGTACAATCTGTCTGCCTCAGCCTCGTAGCTGTCTGACTTTTCCATATCCAGGTGTTCTTCCTGCATCCAGTATTCCGACTGGTTCTCCGCCTCTTCCATTTCTGCCTCTAAGTTTCTCAGCTTCTTTAATACGTCCTTCATACAAATACACTCCTCTCATACGTGTGTTATATTTCGCGTGAAACACTCATTTGCGAGTTGTTCAAGCAAAAAAAATTAAGCGAACAGTTTTCTCAGCTCGTTTGCTTTGTCTGCGTAGCCATTGCTTTCAAGCACCCAAAGGTCAAATCTAACTGCTTCATCTGTGCTTTCCATTCCGCAGTCATTCAAGCTGTATAATTCGTCTACAATTTCGCTTACCATCCAAGTATTTCCTGCAGCCACCATAGCTGTTGCAATGCTCTGAACTTTTTGCTGGCAGAAATTCCACTCTTTTGAAAAAAGCTCACATTCTTCTCTTTCTTCTATTGCTTTCAGATAATCTTCTCTAATATACATAACCGCTACCTCCGTGTGTTTTATTTGTTGTTTGATTATGTATATATTATACTTCGCATTTGCGTATTTGTCAATAGATTTACTTCTAATATGCGTATTTTTATTAAAATTTTTTCAGAACAATCTCGTATCCGAGAGCCGATACTGTCTTGGCAAAACTGTCGTATCTCATACTCTTTGCATTGCGGTTGAGCAGCTGGCTTACATTCTGCCTTGATGTTCCCATCCGGTCCGCTAAATCCTGCTGTGTCATTTTCTCCTCTTCCAGGATGCAACGGATTGTTTCCTCTGCCGTTGTTCCCTTGATTTCTTTCCCGCTCATTCTCTCTTCCTGGCCTCCTTCTTTCTATTTCTTGCCGCTATTCTTACCTTTGCTACCGTTATCCCTGCTTTCGTGAACTCCGGATTCTCAAATCTCAATCCACTTTTGTTCAATTCCAGGTTCTCCTCATTGTCTGTCAGAAACAGATTCTTAATGTTGCAGTTGTCCTTGTCTCCGTCAAGAAACGATACCATCTTGCCTGCTGGAATAGGTCCGTTGTGTTCTTCCCATACGGCTCTGTGAACAAATTCAAATCTCTCCCGTTGGGTTCCTTTCTCCTTCACCTTCCGGATTAGATAACCGTCTGTCGTGTGGGTGTACTCGCCTACCTCCATGTGGTTCTTCGGAACCTGTCCCTTTTTAAACATTGTCGCCTTGCACTTTTCGTACTGCTCACGTGACATAGGCTTTCCTTTATTCGGTGGTTCCTGTCCTGGTCGAAACCTGCAGTCAACTCCGCTTACAATATCGTGGTTCTTCTTATATGCCCTGCACTGACTGGCGGAGAACTCTATTCCGAAATGAAGAGATACCATTTCTGCTATCTCTTCCGTCTTTCTTCCTGGTGCGATGCTTCGCACATATTCTTCCATCCCTTCCGGATATTTGAAAGAACTCCCTTTCTTTGTTCCGGGAGGCGTCCCGCTTTTGATGCCATACCGGTTCTTCGCACCTTTTATCATCGATTCTGTGAATGTCATTCCGTACTTCCTGTCGTACCCCTGCTGGTTGATGATCTCTGCCACTTCCTTGCTGGTCCGTCCCGGTACATTCTCACGCAGCCAAGTTACAACCTCTTCGGGCCAACCTCTCATTTACGATTGCCCCCCCCGCATGAACTTCAAGCATTTCCGGAATCGCCTTCTGTCTCTCGTACCCGTACTCGTCCATGTGCTTCATGGCCTTGTACTGCAGTTCTCCATTTTTGATGATCTGCTCGCTAATGTCGCATATCGCATCCGTTCTCTTTAACTCGCTTTCCAACTCGTCTCCTGTCAAATCATCGTCGCCCAGCTTTTCCAGCTGAGCAAACAAATGATTGTTCAAATCTCCTAATGTATTCTTCATCTCTTTGTTTCCTTTCTTGCTGCGCTTACGACCAATTCCATTGTCGTATTGAATGGTGTATTGCAATCCTCCATTTTGTCGAACAGTTCGACCGCCTTCTGCAGGAACTCCTCGCTATCAATCAGCTTCTCGTACTCTTCTTCACCCAGGTTATCGCTCTCGTATAATCCCTGCAGGTAATTCTTCACATCCTCAGTTCTATCGCTCTCGCTCATCGCCCTGCTGATTTCCCCCATAAGTGACTCATTGATTACCGCCGGTTCTTCTGTAATGTAGAATCTTGCATTGCCGCTGATGCTACCGCTTATCTCATACTTGGTGTCTGTGTGTTCTTCCATTAGGATATCTCCCTCAATACTTACATACTCCTTCGCTTTGGTGTCGGCTATCTGATTCAATATGTCGATCAGCTGTTTCTCATCACTGGAAATTGCTACCACAGTTACTCCAATATCATCCGTGCATTCCCAGCATCCAGCCAATACAAATAATCTAATTATCTTTTTCACGCTTTGCCTCCTTCCAGTCGCCTGCTATCTCAACGACCGTTCTTTTCAAAATCTTAAACTTATCCGGATCAATCCAGCTTGGAATTTCTCCATTTTTTACTCTTTCTTGGTACCGGTTCAAACACAACTGCTTTACTGGTACTGGCCTGCCGATCTGAACAAACATGCCTCTCTGCTTGTCCCAGGCAAATGCTCCGTACTCTACATTCTCAACTGCAGCTTTCATAACCTCTATTGCCGCATCCAACGCTTCCAGTTCCATGGGACCAGGCGGCGTCTCTTCGATGTTCCGAATATTATGCAGGTACGTTTCCAGTACCGCCGCATTTTCTCTATATGTCATATCTCACCTACCATTCAATCGGATAGCCGGTCAGATTTTCGCACTGCTCCAGCTCTTCTGCGAACATTGATTCGTATAACTCCTGCAATTCAGACTTGCCTCTAAAATTGGTGTCCTGCAGATTTATCCAAAAACTGAAATCTTGTTCCGGGTTCAGCCTTTCCAGGTTTCCTCTTAACTCAAAGTCTGCCTCAGTCAGCGGCTCTGCTGGCAAGCTGGCTATCTTTTCCTCTCTCGCCTTGGTAAGAATATATCTGCCTTCTTCAAATACCTGCCGGATGATGTTGTTCATCGTCAGTTCCATGCTTTCTTCTCGCATTCTACCTATCACTGCATACATATCGCATTCCGCATCATCTAACAGTCTCAAATCATCTATTCCACAGCCGAACACTGCTCTTGCTAATTCTGTATTCATTCTGCATCCTCCTATCAAAAAATTTCTTTCAGCTCATAGCTCTTAACTACTTTCCCTATCTGTCCTTTGATTCTCAGCTCCTCCATCTTTCTTTCAGCAAGTTTCTCCGTGTCGAACATCATTGCTTTATTTATTTTTACCGTGTATCCGTAGTCCATCTTGAAACTGTACCTCCGGCCAACATATTTCTTTCTCCCATCTCTCATTGTGATAATGACAAACTTCTCTATGCCTGCCTGTGTTCTCATGTACTCCATTAGTTTCTCCTTCCTACAGATACGAACATCCATATCTCTTCCGGAAGGTTTCTCTGCCTCCCTTATGGATAATCTGTTTTACTTCGCCTTCCTCCCTGCCTTCATCAATAATCCTTGCAAATTCATCTGCCTTCTGCAGGGCGTATTCTTTTTCCCAGGCCAGCTGTCCGATAATCTTTGACATTCTCTCTGCCATCGGGTTTCCGTGTATTCTCATTAGGATTTCTCCCATATTGTGACAGTTATTACATACCGGCACTTTCAATCCATCCTTTTCGCTCAGTTCTCTGCCAGCAGTGCCGAACACCAAATGATGCTCGGCCTCTGATGGTCTGCCGCAGATAAAGCAAATCTCCGAATAATCTGTAACAATCCCTTTGCTCATCGCTCTAACCTACTTTCTGTTTCCCAGACCTACGAATATCAGGAATGCCAATACCGCAAGTGCTGCCATAATCTCGCCTCCTAACCGAAAATCACATCACCAAATAACGCATACTGGATAATTGCATCGCATACGATTGCGTCCGCATTGCAGGTATCGAACCGGATCTTTCCGTCGATCTGTTCCAGGCAGTTGCAGCCGACCGGTGTTATCGCCCACAGCTCAACTCCCTTTTTGAATTTCTCTAAGTCCAGCTCGTAATACTCTGTATTGTCTTTGTCGAACGGCTCCGGCAGATGCAGTCTCAGCTTACCGCCTCTTGCGATCTGCTCGCTTCCATATTCTCCAAGATAATCGCCTACGACCTTTGCCTCATCACACCAATAAGTGATGCCACCCTCCAATGCTCCGCACATTATGTCGTCAATATCTTCCTGGGTAAGTACGATTTCCAATGTTACGCTTACCGTTACCTGTTTTTCTTTCTCTTTGCTGCCCATGACTCGCTCTCCTTCTTTTTTATCGCTTTTTCTATTTCTCTGAGTTTTTCATCACTGAGAAACTTAAAATTCACGCCTGCGTCTGTAAACGCTGTTAAAATGCTTTCCTGCACCGCCTTGACTGTCGCCCAGTCCGGTTCGTCGTCCTGCGTTCTGATACCGAGCTGAACCATGTAGTCCTCGATCACGTGCCACAGCTCATATTCCAGCTCGTCCATACATCCGAGTGCCGATACGTCCACGACCGCCGGTGCTGTTATTTTCTTTCCATCTGCCAGTTCCAGGTCTACTGTGTCAATCTCTTCTCCGAACTCACCACCTTTCTCATGGTGTGCCAGGATGTCACCTGTAAAGTCGTAGCCTCTGTCGATCATAGCCTCGCTGTTATCTTCGTACAGTCTGAAACATCCGGCCAGTTCGTCATTCTCGTGCCTCTGCAGGACTTCTTCCCAAGTCAGCTTTCGCATTCCCAACCAGGTGTAACCCATTATTCATCGCCTCCTTCGTAATTTGCTCCACAGTACGGACACTTCGTTACTCCATAGCAATTAAACATTTTCCCGCATTCCTTGCAGGTGTCCAGCTCCCCATTTCTCTGCCAATCTTCCAACAGGCTACTTACGTGCTGCCAGTCTAGTGCCTCGAAAACTTCCTCTGCTAAATCGTCCTGCTGATTGCACTCCTGCAGGATGCTGTTTCTCGTGTACACCGTATCGGATAATTCCGGGATGTAGCACGGATCATCCGGTCTGTGGTAAAACGCATCTTCGTCTTTGAAGATATGTCCCTGTCCGTAGAACTCACGGACGATCTTCTCGCCTTCTCCGTTTTCATCCGGTGGAGTGTAGCTTCCTACTTTCAAAGCTGACATATTACCCCTTCCTTTCCCAGGATCACATACCCAAGTTTTTCATTTCCGTATGCCATATCCAGTGCCGCCGGTATCGCTTCCATTGTGTTCTTGAATTTTTCTCTGAACAATTCTGTCAACATTACCTGTCCGCCGTCGCAGTTTGTCATTTCCGCATCAAGCTCGTACTGGTCGTAATAGATGTAATCTACATATCCCTGCACTTCGTCCTCTTCCAGCAGGTTTGTTCCGTTTCCTTCCGATACTCTTAAAATCTGTCTTGCTGACGGAACATATACAAACACATCTCCGTAGAACCAGTCTCTCTGTTCATCTATGCACTCTGATATTCCGTGAGTGCTTCCACATTTATCGCAACCGCCGCATCCTTTGCAGGCGTCCGGCATTTCTTTAACTTTGTTCATTTCTTCCTCTCCCTTCTCAGATATAATAGCAACTGAAATTCCAGTGATGCCCGAACTCGTAATACAAACCGTATCTCTCAAAAATCTTGTCAAACTCTCTTCTCACCGAAGGAAGGATGCCGTAATACAACATCTCGCATACCGGACCTTCAAAGCTCATGCTGAGAATGTGGTCCGGATTCACGTACTCGAAATACGTTCTTGGGTCCTGGTTCTCTTCCTCGATCAGATGCTCTCTGTCGTTGTAGTAATACTTTCCGGTTACCGGATCATGCTGTGTGAACCGCTTTCCGTTGAAATAGATGTCTACATCCTGCCATAACCCATGCTCCAGCAGAAACTCTCTGATTTCCTTTGCCAGGTTCTCAATCTGCTCTGCCGTCAGCTTTGCCGTTGAACTCATGCAACCTCCTCCTTTCTTACTCTCTTCTTAACAAGTCTTGCTGGGTACTGAGGTTGATTCTCTCTGTACTCTTTCAGTCTCGCCCTTGCCTCTTCTCTTGTGAACTCTGTCAATGTGTACTCCCAGCCGTACCCGTAATTCAGCTGCAACTCCCAGGTGTCGATTGTCTTTCTCTCGTATGCCATGTTATGCAACCTCCTCTTTCTTCTTTCTACCACGTCTTTTCGGCTTTGCAGCCGGTTCTTCCTCTGCAGGTGCTTCAACCGCCTGCTCCTCTGCCTTCACTTCTTCCTGAGGCTTTTCCTCTACGACTGGATCTGCAGGAAGCATAACGTCCAGCTTGTATCTCTTCGTGATGCTCTGAATCATCGTTGTCACCTCTGCGTTGACCTCCCGGATTTCTTCCTCTGTCAGTCCGTCTGTCAGATTCTCAACTTCCGTCCAGTACCCTGCATTATCCAGGAAATGGTTTAATACCTTCTTGGCTCTATCGTGTTTCACGTCCCACTTCATATCGTTTACCTCTCTTCCTTTTCTCCGGCGATCAGTGCCAGTACCACTACTCCATTTATCAAAATTGCTACCAAATTCTTCGCTCTCATACCGTCGTATATGCCAACCATAAAGTTGATGAACAACACCGCCTGTAGGAACTGTCTTAATTTCTTCATTGCCAAATCAGCCTCCTTTATGATAGACTTAACAGTTGAGAGGCGGTGTTGCTGCCTCTCAACTGTTAAGGGAACTACTTGTTAGTCAATCAAACCTACCCATTTCAGAATTGCCGTAACTACTGAAATTATCAGTATCACTATGGTTGAGATAATGCCTGCCAGCTTTTCTCGTATCTGTAATTTGAGGTTTTGGACTTCGAGAAGTTCCTTTTCTTTTCTGAGTTCTTCGAGTTCCTTGTCTCGTTTCTTCTTACCCAAATGGCTTTTCTCCTTTCTGTAGATTTAATCAAATTGTTTTGTTTGATTATGGTTATATTATAACTCGCAGTTGCGTATTTGTCAATAGATATACTTCTATTTTCCGAGTTTTTATCAAATAATTTTCGCACTTGCGACAACTTCTACGACTTCCGGATTATCAACACCAACTGGTGCATTGCTCCGTATTTTCATTTGCGAGGACCGCAAACCCGCATGGTTGCTTGGTGCATTGTAAGATTTCTTACATGATTTCTTCTAAGGTTTCTACAAGGATTCTTTACTAGATATTAGAGATTAGATAATAGATATTAGAGATAGAATAATATATGCTCATTTGCGTACTCTCAAAAGCGCATTTTATCCACAAATGCGTGTGGATAATGTGGATAATTACACCTCTGAAAACATATAGGTCTGTGACTTCGTACACGGTTCAATACTGGCTTTTAGTCTTTAGGCATAGGATAGGTGCTAAAATCGCCTATCGCTTTTCGGGAACTTTTCGTCAAAATACCCAGTCTTATTTTGGTTATTTTGTATATTGATTTTACCTGCAGTCTTGTTCCGCTTTTCTGCAATAAAAAAAGAGCCTACAACCCCTGCGGATCATAGGCTCCCTTACTTACTCTACTGAGTTGATGAAATCCTGGCAGTCCAGTTCCCGGTATGCCTTTTCAAAGATTTCCTTCGGACTCCATGATACATAACCATCCGGATATTTCACAGCGTACCCAGGTACTCCATTCTTCTCCTTCGGCTCAGCTTTTACAATTTTTACGCCGATGTAGTTTTTCATATTGCCACTGTTTTCTCCTAAATTATTCAATCGTAATCTGCACCCGGTCAATCGGACGTCCAATCATTCCGGCATAACCGTCCTGTCCGTTTGACGTTTCATCGTCACACTGCCAGCTGTAATAGTTTCCGCCTGCCGGAGCAACTCTGTACTTGGCTTTCTTGTAGCCGTCTGCTTCGACAATATCGCCCGGTGTGCTGTAATACACCCTAAGCGCATCAATTACACGACCATTTCCGGCATAACCATTTGCAGCATCATTCCAGTCACAGCCAGTTACATATGGCAGCCAGCCACCGCCCAGTACGTGAACCTGATACTTTAATTCACCACGGTCTACCCTCGCCGCAATACCTACAACCTTCCTGCCGCGGATACCGGCATAATCTTCTAAGTTTGTTACTTCCGGCAGGATTGTTCCATCTTCCAACTGAACGGCATATGTAACATTTACATCTGTGCCGCTGTCATCGCCGCCCTGGTTATCTTCTGACGGCATATCGTCCGGTTCTCCGACATCTTCGCCCAGCTTTTCACGAACCATGTTGACAAAACGTTCCCAGCCCCTGTCTAAGGTCTTATGCGGACAATATTTACCGGTCCAATGCTGGTGTGTGTAAATATCATCAGTTGTCCAGCCGTATTCTTTGCACAGTGCCGCAATCAGTTCAGCGGCATTTTCCTCTGCCCTGTCAAACAGGCTTTCGTCTTCTGATGTTGAACGGCAGATTTCAATGGCAATGGTCTTTCTATTGCCTTTGCCGTTACCGTCCCCACAATGCCAAGCGTTACGGTTTAACGGAAGTCCCTGCACTGCGTGATTTTCATCAACCGCAAAATGGTAAGACACTTCATTATTGTTGCTTATCATATATGAAACCTCTGCATCAGCACTGGCACTGTTTGCCGTATTATGTACCGTAATACCTACAGGCTCCATTGCATATGGGCATTTAATGCCGTACTTATCCTCTGATACTAAATTCTTTGTAATTGTAATCATATTATTTGTCCTCGCTTTCTTTTTCTGCTAACTCTGCTAATTCAATTTCATCTTCATCCGGCAGTTCGTCCGTATACCGTCCAAGGAATGTTTTGACTGCTTTCCATAAGGCCTTGACCGGCAAACCGCAAAGCACCATGTTTTTCAGAATGCTGACTGTTTCATAGGCGATATACAGAACTCCAAAAAACTCGGTTAATCCGATTCTGTCGCCTAAATAGGCACGCGCCGCTTCCGGCAGAAATCCAATTAAGTTGAAGCTGACAATCTGGTCTACTAAAATCAGCGCAAGAATCGACACCACCATGCCAATCTTGCGGATTGCTCCATTAATGCCAAAACAGCTGTTGAACTGTCTGTCTTTTGCTGCCCGGATACAGCCGAAAACCGTATCCAGCACAACAGCAATAACTACAAGCTGCACTACCGGACTGTTACCGGCGTTTCTGTAAATATCAAAAATCATCATGTTTCATCTCTCCTTTTTGTTTGGTCCTGTTGCTCCTGCAACCGATTTTTGGGTAAAAAAATAAGACACTTTCGTGTCTTTCTAATAAATGCTATTTAACTTTTTACCGGCTTTCTAACTGCTGTCGTAGTACACGGCTACCACCCCCTTTAAGATGCTGTCCCATGTAGTGTTACATGAAAACTAATGCTCTTGGTTTCTGCTAATGGAGAAAAAACAAATCCCTGAATTTTGCTCGTTGTATAGTTTGTGATACTTACGCTTATTAATCCGCTTGTCGCGAATGGCGTAATGTTGATAGCATCAAAAAACTTAATATTATTGCTTTGCGGTATCGTAATTTCAAAGCTTGCCCAATACATATTGCCATACGGGCTTGTCATGGAATAATCTTTTGCTGCGGTATGAAATGCCTCGATTAAATAATCACTTGGCAAACGGTTAACTGACCAGCCATAAGATGAACTTCGACCGGAAAGACATGTGCCTTTTGTATCTGTGAATTTTGCATCTGACGGTACGTCTGCATTAACATTATGCCCATTTACTTTCGCAGCGTTTCCCGCACTTGCTGCATAATTTACAGACTTTGTAGAATCTGCTGTATCGTCAACGTTTCCAAGTCCTACTTCTGCTTTATTATACGCTGGCTTAGTGCTTGCTTTCGCCCATGCATATACATCACTTGCCGGACGTGCATTACTTAATCTGCTGTCATTTCCAGCGCAGGCTGTATCAGCGGTAGTTCCTAATGGTCGCCATGTATCCGTATCCGTAAATTTTGCATCTGACGGTACATCTGCATTAACATTATGCCCATTTACTTTCGCAGCGTTTCCCGCACTTGCTGCATAATTTACAGACTTTGTAGAATCTGCTGTATTGTCAACGTTTCCAAGTCCTACATTTTCCGCTGTTATTTCAACGTTCTCTGTGCGATAAATGCTTTCCGCACTTCCCTTAACACCTGTAACGTGCGCTGTCTTTGTATGCTTTATAGCTTCTGTGAGGCCTTCATGCTCTGCCGACGTTATATGGATTACATTATTACCTGTGTGTGTATCCAGCTCCACCTGTTCTGCTTTTTTTCCTATAGCCGCAACCAGCACATCAATAATTGAAGCATTTTCTTCAACTGCATTTGCAAGTTTATCCAATGTATTCAACATTTCCGGTGCGCCATTTATCAAAGCTGCAACTATCTTATCTGCATATCCTGTCGCCTGCTGATAAGATAAATCTACATAGTCCATATCCGCTTTATATTTGCGTAAATACGCAAGACTCTCCAGCAGTGCCAGGATAACCCTGTTAAACAAATCAGCGTGTGCGGGATCTGTCGGTTCAAACTTCCGTACACTCTCAACAAAATCCGGATTTTCCGGAATTTCAAAATCAGCCATATTTTCTGCCTCCGTTTCTTCAAAATTTCTTAGAATACATCATCGACCGTATAGGTCATTTCAATGTCGCTGTCTTTTCCCTTGCTTGTAAAGTTCTTAATGCAGACAATGTCACCGGCGGCATCATACAGCCCGACCTCAGAGATATACTCTCCTGCAAGCTCTGATTCTGACAGCGTACACTGATACCTGCAGGTCGTATCATTTACAAAGCTGTAACCGTCTATTTCTTTTCTGAACAGCTCATTTTTTAATGCTGCCTGTTCGGCAGTCGGCACAATTACATTCCCGGAGGTATCCACCCCGCCTGAACCGAATGCCATGCCGACAATCTTTGGAAGTGTTATCGCTCCGGCTCTTGCCTTTACCATATTCTCCCGCGCCTTTTTTGTAATAATAGAATTTTCTGCCATGCTTTATAGTTCCTCCTTCTCGTATAATGCATTTAATATTCTGCTTCCATTAAGCGGTACGTCCCCATTCAGATACCACAGATTTCTGCGCCGTTCTAATTCTACAGTTCCGATACATTCCACGCTGTTATCCATTTCAAGATGTACAGCCGCTTTTGCTTTTACCTGTTCATTTAGTGCGGATTTGAAATGTATTTTAATATTTTGTAGACTTATTCGGAGTAAATTAATAACAGCCACATCAACCCTGTGATTAACCACATAGGCTGTATGTGACTGTTTCAACTGATTCAGCGCACTGTGTACAAGCTTTGAATCAAGTGTATTTTCTCCTGAATAATAAGCCTTAAATATATTGGGATGCTCCGGCACATAGCCATATCTGCCGGAATCCATAGCATCTGCAATCGATATTTCAATCCCAGTTGTGTTTTTTACGTA